GTATCGCAGGTGCTGCGCGTGGGAAAAAACAGCCATTTTTATTTAATCTACACGCGTAGTTAATACGTACAGTGTGTGACTACCTGAACTAGCTACAGCGCTTAAAGAGCATCCCTGGGGTATTGTCATTACTAAGTGATCATCGTTATCTAGTAGGAATCCAGTCTCTGTCGTCACGCCTGTATTTCCTATGTAAGTCGAGCCTTTAGCGTGTAGATGCACATATTGCGTAACGTTGTCTAGGTTGACAATAGTCTGAGCTGTCGTAGTTACTGTGACCTTACTGGTTGTAGTTGCCATTATCTTTTCTCCTCTTTTATTCCTAACGAGATTTCGTTAGCGATCTCTATGTCTTGCTGGGCGCTTTGATGCCTAGCCGTTACATACTTAGCGTAATCCTTATGATGCTCCCTAGTTAACCAATAGCTGCGCTTATGAGGTAGCTGTACGCCAGTGTGCGCGTACATCTTAAAGCCCATAGCTTTAACACGTATGCTAAAGAATATGTCCTCACCTACCCAGGCCTGATTAATTGGCATATCCCTATAAAAGCACCATAGATCGCCTTCATTAGTTTTATCTTGATGCTCTCGCATTTTCTCAAAGACTGAGCGATGGATAAGTATGCAACCAGTACCAGCCGCGTCTATCTCTACAATACTGTCCTCTGGATATTCGTGCATCGCATATAGCCCAGTGTCCTCACCTATCTTAAAGACGCAAGGGACAGGCTCAGGGTAAACGTTTTGAGTATCCCACGCAGCGTGGACAATACCGCTCACGATAGGTCTTTCATCCTTATCAGCTGCAGCTATTAACTTCTTAAAGTGCTCTACTGTAATTATCTGGTCTGTATCTATCTGTAGTAACCAGTCGTCGGTAGTTTTCTCCAAAAATGTAGCTACTACTTGATTACGTAGACGACTTATAACGCCTGATCCTTCAAGGCTTATTAGCTGTCCGAGCTGTGACTGACTACGTGCTATATCGATCATACTGGTCGCGAACATCGCGTGCCATTGTCCAGGTGAACAGACGCCTATCGTTATCTTTTCTCTTAGATCCATTTATGTCCCTTATCTCTTAATTAAGTACAAAATTTAGCACTAAACGTACAGTTTAGTACCAGTTATGACGCTTATGAAAGTCTAGCGCACTGCAGAAATTACCGTAGCGATGACGCACATAGCCGATACCCCAGTGGATTTGATCTAAAGGGGAAGCTAGAAATCTATCTATCTGTTTTTTACTTTTACCCTTCATATGTCTCTGAGGTATGCCGTAATCGTGTGTAGGAGATTTAGCCTTATATCTCCAGTTACTCTCTTTAGTCCAGAGCTTGACCATACATCTAACCTCGTATGGCTCTACGTGTTTAGCTGCGTATTCTTGCAGGCCTTGCGGTGTTGCTAGTGTTATTGCTAGAAATATCGATCCCATTAGTAGCATTTCTATCTCCTATTAGGTAGATGATGGCTCTCATTAGGTACTGCCTGTTTTCCTCAAAAGAAGCTATACCGCTATTACAGTCGTGACAGAGTAAGCCTCTTATCTCCTGTGTTTTATGGTTATGGTCTATGGATAGGCGACTTTGTGTATTGGCTACATCGCAGATAGCGCATTTGTGATTCTGCTTTTCGAGCAGCTGTCCATATTCATATTTTACCCTACGCATTATCCATCTACCAAGATTTCGACAGTTATTACAGTGATGTCGTCTTTTATCATTGGCTTTGTTTCGCCAGCCAAAATCATCTATCGGTAGTATCTTGTCGCAGGTGTTGCAGTGTTTATAGCCGTTAGGCGTCGCTTTCCGAGTCCGTCTCGTCATCTATGTCCTCATCTGAGTCTGCGTCTAGGCCTAAAGCGTACTGTCTATCCTTCTCGCTTAAACTGTTAAACATAACTAATACGCTACTGACTGATCTACTTAGTAATGATTCTATAGCGTCAAACGATAGAGACTGATCTGTATGTATCTGTGTAGATACTTCTCCAATGGATATATCTATCGATAGTTGCATCTCTATCCCTTCACTGGTAAGGGTTTATCTGTTGGTTTAATTATAGTTATTTATTTATGTATTTTTATATATATGACCTGATACCAGAGCTAAAGGAGAAATGCCCCCCTACCCCCCATTAATTAAAAATAATTAATAGTGAGTAATGGAGGATCTCTGTAGCTGTGTTTAGATCATTATGACCGTCAACCGTCGCTGTCGGAGTTCCTGCCCCCAGTCTTACGACCAGATAAAACTATAGACCATCCTGGCGACAAAAGAGAAAAGGACTGCCACCGCAGATGGTAGGCAGTCCCAGTCTCCTTACGCGTACCCTCAGTAGCGTAAGCCTATGTATCTATATAGGTCGAGCCCCTAAAGTGGCTAAAAACGGCCTTAGAGCCTCTTTAATGGGCATATAATCGTATAGTCTGTCCTTAGGTACAAACCAGGTGTCCTCATCTACCAGCTTATACTCGTCTATACGGCCTAAATAGACAGGGTAGTAACCTACTAAAAATAGGGTACTAAGTGATGAGCCTTGCACTAGAAAAGCTACATCGCCATCACGATCATAAGTACGCAGTATTAGATTATTAGAGCGCGACCAGCGCACCTCGATATTGTCGCCTACGTCAGCTTTATCCTTAAAGGTGTTGAGGCCGTTCCAGTCCATCCCTAATAACCTGGCTACAGCTATCTCAGCACCGTAAGCCATCTGCATCTCATACTTACGATCGTATTCATTTTTCCAGGGTACGGCTCTGGTATGAGGGTTATCCGTTTCCTGTGTTTTTTTTGACCACTCAATAAAGAAATCTGCCGCCTGTCGAGCTAATTTCATATCTAGTAGGTGTAAGGGTAGTGGCCTCATTTTTTCCAGGGTTTACCCTCTAAAGACATTGGCGTACATTGTTCAGTATATGGTTTACGCTGACAAAATAGACCCTCGTATGCCTTACCGCTATTACTTGTCCCAGCTCTGTAAATACGGCAGGCCATCTCTCGATGGTTGCAATATGGCTCACCCTCAGGCGCTACTACTTTCGTAGGCTCACCATCTGGTCGCTGTTGATCTAGGAAAGCTGCTAGCTCAGCGTTATCAGTCTCTACAGGTTTAAGAGGTGGTACAGAACGTAGAGGCGGTGTGAAAGGTGTAGCCACCGCCTCCACGCTCAAACCGTTACTATCTGCTCCCCATAAATCAAGAGCTACGCCAAAACGCATCGCAGCATTTTTTATAGCGTCACTGATAGCAGTCTTTACCGCATCGGCTCCCTTTTGATGCGGCTCAGATGCACCGTAACCAATTCTAGTTACGCCGCATACTGTAAGCCTTATCCATAAGCCATTAAACTCATCTAATACAGGTGAGCCATTATCTGACATCGCCATAGGCTGCCAATACCACGCAGGATCTACAGATATAAGTCGATCGGTGACGACTGCGTGATTTATAAAATTATAGGATCTCTGTCCTACATTTTTTGCCTCTACTTGATCGTCTCTAAAAGGCGCTCGTAATGCTTTAGCTTTGTCCTCGTTCATTACTCTATCTCCTTTAGTTTTTGCGACTCTACATAAAAGTTTAACCAGGGCAGCGTAGTCACTCGATGATTTCTTATAGCCTCTAAAACGACCTCTCTACCATCTGGAGAGAAGCGTGTAGAGACGTAAGGAGCTTTATAATCTAATCCCATAAAAGCTAATACCTCACCTGTCATCGTGCTAAATATCTGGTTTTCTGCCGTTATAGCTAGCGTCTCTGTAAATTTCTTACGAAATGAATCGCGAACTTTAGGTTCGATTTCTGTAGGAAAATTGTCAGTTATCCAGGCTACTAACGCCTTTTCATCAAGTACGACAAACGAGGCATCTTTACTAATCAAGGTAATTTTAGCTACCTCTTGATTATCGATTACCGCCTTAGTCATATCAGCGCCTACATTAGTTAGCTCATCTTTAGCTAATTCGCGTAAGGTGTTAGTAGCCTCTGTTACCGCGTCTTTAATAACGGTTAGTGCTGCTAATTCAGCTGCTATTTCTTTAAGATTCATTAGACACCTACTAAATCAGATATAGGTCTAATCTCTGTTAAATCGTCGACCTGGTATATAGATCCGCTAGGGTGTACAGATGGAGCAGCTACTACGTAACCGTTCCACTTTATGTCTACACCTTCACGATATTTACCAGGAAAGCTCATATCAGAGCTAGCGTAGTAGTAGTAATGCCAGCCGTTACCAGTGCGTATACGCCTGGTCTTTGTAAGTCCGTCGGTAGTACCACCATTACGTAGATCTACGTCAAGGACTACTAAATTAGATGGCTTACAGGCGATGCCTATGTTTATCTTAGGCTGTCTCTTAAACCACTCAGTAATAGCCTCTATATCATCTGTAGCACTGTGTAAGCCACGTGGCGCTAGACTTTTATGAGGCTGTTTAGCTCCTACGCCTAAAGGTAAAATCTTTAAGCCTAGAGCTGCATAGGTTATCGCGTAATTTTGTATAAGTGTCATCGCTGCTCATTTCTTAGCGATGGATGTCTACGAGCTGCAACGCGACCACGTACGAATCCTGTTTGATGACCGTAGTAATGTCCTATGTAATAACCGCACATAAAAATACCTACACCACACAGCCATATAAATAGATCTGTGTACTCTTTTATGAAATTAATCATTTCTGTCCCTTTGTCTGGAGGGTTGAGGGGTTCCAGACCCCTTAATGGTACTACTGCCTCCAGACACTGAGGCAGCGCGACACGCCAACCTCTAGGGTTACTTTAGGCTTATAGCCCAGGCTGTTTAGCAGCGCTGGATTACCTACGCGGTAGGCGACGCCTTTAGGAGCGCCTTCATCAACCTCTACGACTGGTTTATAGCCCACCTGACGAGCTACTAGGTTAAACAGCTCCATAAAGGTCGTAGGCCTGCCTGTCGATAGGTTTACGTTTATGCTTATACGATCTTTAGCCAATAGTAAAGAGGCCTCTACTATGTCCTCTATGTGTATCCAGTCCCTAGTAGTTAGGGCTGATCCCCAGATGGTAAAGGGATCGGCCTTACGACCAGCTCTTTCCATAAAGCTAGGAAATGGATATTCCAGGCTCTGATCCTCACCATAACCGCTAAAAGGTCTAAGTACTGTAACCGTTAAACCTTCACGCCTTAAATGTTCGCAGAGCATCTCTCCAGTCAATTTAGCCCAGCCATAAGTAAAATCTGGCAGGCGTATATCATTTAGATTTATATCGTTTTCTGTTAGCATCCTTTTTAGCTCTAGTGTCTGTAGCTCTACAGGATATGCAGCGCTAGAGGAAAAATAAAGAATATGTCCAGGCTGTGTACGCATCGCCCACGATGCCATTTCGCTATCTATTGATAAATCCACCGCCAGAGATAGCGGACTACCCTCGATAGTCTGCCTACCTCCTACGACTGCCGCAAGATGTATCAAAAGGTCGAAATAGGTGTCATCACGTCTAAAGAAATCCCTAGCATCGATTCCGTCTTTTATGTCAACATATGTAACGTTATGATCTAATAAAGCGTATGTAAAATGACGACCTACAAAACCTCTGTTACCAGTGATTAAAATTTTCACGATAGCGCCACTACTAAGTCTTTATAAAACAGGCTGTTTATAAAATCCTCGTAAATTAATCTATCGTGGCTGTAATATTGCTCAGAGTTAACACGTGCATAATGGTCATCCATAGCACCCTTACTAGCTAAGGGATGCATATGCTCAATTACTATGTTTTCTGAGTAAAACAGGCCGTTAATATCTTGTCCTAGTTTTTTCCAAAAATTATCTAGATACAGGTGTTTAGCTTTAGGCTGACACATACCTTTAAGGTTTTCTACGATGCCCCTGGTCATTAAACAGGCAGTAGGTAGATTAGCTCCTTGCAGTAAATCGTTACCGTAGGCTATTCCTTGTCTATTACCTGGTATCTGTAATGTTAATAGGTAATCCCAGAAATCAGTACGTGGTAAGTGATCATCGCCTAAGAATCCAAAATAGCTATACCGATCGTATTTAGTATCGTCAAGTAAAAGCATCGCAGCCATATTAAGAGGCTGAGCCATACCAGCGGCGGTTATGTGATTAGTTATTATATTTATGTCGTCTATCGCTTGATAATCGCGTAACGACCAGTCATCTATATCGCAGACAAAATATAAGTCTGCTACAGCTTTAGTATCTTTCCAGGCTTTAAGAAGCCTTTTTGCGTTTTGTGGCCTTCCCCTGGTTGGTACAATGAATACACTTTTTTGCATTTTGTCCCTCTCGATCGTGGTCTTTAAGATGTGTGAAAAGCATACGCCTTAGCTCACGTAAATCGCCTAACACTTCCTCAGCAAAACCGTTAGAGACTGGGCGGCTATTCTTTTCTGCACGTGAGGCGAATATAGCGGCTACCCCTGATATGGTCGCAGCCGCTATAACGCCTAGCTGAATTAAAAGACTATCCACGTCCTAAAGAATCCTTAGGATTTAGATACCGCATAAGAGGCGGTAATACGGCAGCTGCCGCAGCGCTAGTTAAACCTTTTATCGTTACGTCGCCAGTAGCTAAGTAATAAGCTAAAGCTGCGCTAAGCGCGGCGCGAGCCCAGGAAGCCGCCACCTCTTGCGCTGTCTTGATTTGTTTTTTCTGGTTCGCCTTCATCGGTCTCCATTTCTAAACCTCTTATCAAGGTCTCGACTTGCACTGCATTTAGAGCTATCTCAAAATGCATTTCGTCCTTACGGTTGCGATAATTACCGCCAAATCTTAGCCCATATTTACGGCATAAACGGTTAATTGTCCTTACTTGCTCCTCATTAAAAGTACCTACAGCGCCTAAAGGATGTAAAGTAGCATTTATATCTATTGCTGTACCGCTACTGTGATTAGAGACAACAGTATTAGACCCTTTTACTTTTCGATAACAGTACCCCCAGTCGTCCAGGGTTTTACCCTCATCTATAGGCTCTACTAGCTTATGAAATTCTGCCGCGAATCCAATTAGTAAAGGCGCTACAGCTTTAGCTACACGTAGTTTGAGATCTGTACCTGGGACGCGCTTACGTACTATGTTGATAGCCTCTGGGTCTGCAGATGCAGGCCAACCGTTAGCGCTTTTTTCCATACGTTAGCTTAGTGCTGCGATTTCGTCTGCGGTCAGACCAAGTGCTGCCAGTTTAGCCTCGGCGCTTGCCTTAGCATCTGCCTTAGCCTGTGCTGCTGCTTCCTCTGCTGCCTTGATTTCTGCAAAGGCAACTGCATCTGCCTCGCGCTGAGCAACTTCTTCGGCAGTTAGTTCTACCTCTGTAGTTACTCCTGTTGAGCAGTCTACGATTAGTTTGGTTGGCATTGTTTTCCTTTCGTTATGAGTTTTTGATTCCGTATAGGGTGGCTGTTGAGTATTGGACAAAGTTTGCTTGAACTGAACTAATATCAAAAAAAGATATAGAAGTAATTGCTGCTGAATTAGACCATAAACCAGCGTGTAAAGCAGCGTAAGCAAGTGTAGCGTTATTTTCTACAACTGAATCAGTTGAAGTAGATTTATTATTACTTGCAGCATAATTAGGAATGTATAATTCAAAATTATTAAAAGTGTTAGCCGTGTAAATGCTTTCTTGAGCATAAGCAAATCTCATATAAGTTTCGCTACTACCACTATTAGATGATGCTGTTGAACCATCGCCGCTTAAACTTCTTCTACTATAAGAAGTCGTGCTACCATTAAATCGCAAGACTAACTGCACTCCAGCATCGCCGCCGTTAAGTCTTGTTGAGCCTTTAATTAATAAATCAGTATAAGTCGCAGGTATGCTAGTGAATTCTATATTAGCAGCCCCACCACTACCCACAGTTACTGTGGCTATTGCCTCATATGTGTTAGCCATTATGCCGCCTTTCTAAAATTAGTTGTCATAAGGTCACGCACTTTTAATTCCGTAGAGGGTGAAGGTTGAGCCTGTGTCAAAATTACCGCCTGTAAGTCCTATAACTAATTCTGTAATAGCAGAGGTAGAACGCCATAAACCTACCAATGCCTCTGTGCCAGGCGCATTTGATGCACTAGCCCTATTGTTTCTGCTTAGCCAAGTTTTGTAAGTTGTAGCATTTGAATAATTCATAAAAGTAGATACAGATACAAATTCAAATGCGGTATTGGGTGATATTTCTTTTGATATATTTCCTACTGTTTGTGATGACCTTCTTAAAGAAGCAGCAGTAGAACCATCACCGCGTAAATTGGTTAAAGAATAATTGCTACCTGTATCATTATTAATTTTTACTGTAACTTCTTGACTTGTTGTTGTTGTTTTCAAATTGGTAACTAAAACTAAATCCGTATAAGCGCCGCTAATGGTAGAAAATGTAACTGTTGCCGCTGCGCTGCCTAGCGTATTCGTTGCTATCGGTTCATAAGTTATAGGCATTATGCGCTCCGTATTCCGTAAAGCGCTA